TCTTGAATCGTTTTTTCATAATTCTGTATCACCTGTTGAACCGAGATAGGCGCAGATTTTTGATGTGCAGCAATCATTTCTTCTCTCTTTTTTTTTAACGCTTCAATCTGTATCATAACATCTGGTTTATTTTCTGGTCTTCCAGGCTCGTAATTTGATAATAATGATTCAACTTCTTCCATATAAAAATTTTTTAGTTCGCCATCCTTGATAAAATCAGAAACGTCAAAATTTGACTCTTTTACAAACTGATTTGGTGCATCATTTAAAAGAATTTTTTTATCTAACGAGTTGTGAATGTGTGAAAATACAAGAATAGTCTTTTGTGTATCTAATTGAATCATTGGAACCGCAAAACCCTTCAAAAAGTTTTTTTCTTCCGCACAAGAAGTATTATTTTCATAGAGTGATTGTTTTAAATATTCGCGTCTGAATGCAAAAGTTGCCGCAGTTGCATGATTGGGCCCGTATGGACCAAATTGATACATTTTTTGAATATGTTTGAAATAAATGTGCATTTCACTTGAACCTGCAATTAAAAAAGATGGATTTTTTTGTAACATCTCAACTGCATGCGATACACGTTCCGGAGGATAATAATCATCGTCATCCATATAGACTATGATTTCTCCGCTTGATTTTTCATGCATTAAATTCCTCTTTCTTCCAAGAGTCATCTTTGTATCATACTTGAAATATTTTATATTTGGAATATCTTTTATCAAATCTTCTATTTTATCTGTTCCATCATCAATAATAATCCATTCCATCCTATCTTTCGGATAATACTGATGCTCAAAACATTTTATCATATAAGGAATAAAAGGTCTTCGGTTGAATGTGGGAGTACATATACTTACAAATGGTAATTGAGTTTCTGCCTTTTTAATTTTATTTTTTTTCACCATAATAAATATTCTATTGTTAAATATTTATATCTATTGAAAAAAATATTTATATTATATCTTTGCTCATTCAAAACGCCTACTTTATGAGTAAGTAAGGTGATGCTGATTGCACATTCAAAATGCGCAATGATGTAAAAAGAATCTTACTTTTTACTCGAATGAATCGCCCAATTTTCTTAGCTTGCCTAAAAATCCTCTAGATTTATTACCATTACCAAATATGTTATTTATAAAACCGCCTTTAAAATTTAATTTTTCAGGTTTTTTACATATTTTTTTGGCTTGTTCTATCTCCTCGTCGGCTAATCCAGCCGTAGAATCTATTGGAATACTAAGCCGAGAAAACGTTTTATGGAAAAAAATAAAACACATGATTATAATAAAAATAATAAGTGAAATTAGTGCACTCATTCCGCCAAAATATAACAAAATTAAAAAAATTAATCCAATTCCTATTGTAAGCATTATATATTTATTTTTTGAAGTTAAAACATCCAAAAACAGCGAAATTATTCCGTACTTATTTCCCATATTTTCACCCTCACTTACTGCAGATGCCATCATTATTGTAGACAAAAAGCAAATAATAAAAAATGTGTGAGATATACTATACATAAAAGAAAATCCAATCAAATAAACAAAAAAAATAAAAATATATGTCCAGTAAGCTATTATGCAAGAAATACAAAAGGTGGTTATGTTAATAAAACTTACATCAATCCATTCTGGTTTGCTATCCCTATCTTTGTTTATATTCTGTTTAAAAAACCAACCAAATTCTGCAAACCACAAATAGATTGTGTATACAAAAATATAAAATGTTATAAATATTCCTAAAATTGAAAAAATTGTTGGACCAAAAAATAAAATTACAATCTCGTAGAGATTATGGTTCAAGTAAAAAAAAATATAATTTATTATTGAATAAATTTTGCATATAGTTTCTTCCAATACAGATATATAAAACATTTTAATTCCCCACGAATTATATGTTTCTTTCTGCCTTCTGATCCAGTCTATTATAAAATTTGATCTATTATATTTTGCAATTTCATTGATTTCTTCATCATCATGTTCGTTAAAAGGAAAATTTATTTTTGTCGAGTATGGCTCTCCATCAAAATAGGTGATGTCAACATCAACGCTAATTGGTGTTATATCTATTGGATTGGAAGTATAAGGATAACATTTTTTATTAGTTGGTAAAACATTTGCGGTGGCTACTTTAGAAGCATATAAAATTGCAACAGACCATAACCAGAGAAGTATAGTAATAAAAACTATATAAATAAAAAAAGCAAAAAATCCAAAGTAAGTACCAGGATTATTTAAATCAGCTGTTGTAGGCTGAGATGAAGTTTTTTCTAGAGAGCTTTCTTTGGGTAATGTAGAACTTGTCGTTTGTGGATCAGAACTTGTCGTTTGTGGATCAGAAATTTCCTTGGGTGGTGTAGAACTTTCTTCAGGTGATGTAGAACTTGTCGTTTGCGAATCAGAACTGGATGTTTGTGGTGAAAAAGTCGTGGTTTGTGAATCGGAACTTGATGTTTTATTATCTATTATATTTCCAGTAGAAGACATGAGTATGTATTATTATAAAAAGATATAAAAAAAATAAGGTATGTTCTAATTTATCTAAACTAAAAAATAATATTGTTTAATAATATGAAAGCTTTTTATAAAACATTATTATATTGGACGTTCTCAATTTTATTAATAGTTGCTGTATTATCATATGGAACCTATTTAATAAAAAATAACTATATTGTCGAGTGTTTTCAGGCTGTAGATCTTGGATCTCCACAAACAAACCATGTTGTAAATCAACCAATTAATACTTCAATGAGCTGTAAAAATATGTGCGGGCCTCTATCTCGTTGTTCTATTACAGGAGAACAATGCACGTCTGATGTTGATTGTTTCGGGTGCGTTCCAAAAATTACAGAAACGGAAATACAAAAATATGGACCTGATGTTAAAGGAGAAAATGATGCAGGAAAATTGACGGGTGGAGTAACACCAAATTATTCACCACTAACAACTGATATAGGTACAAATGCAGCGGCTGCTAGTGCAAGCGGGTCTTTAGAAAATCCACCCCAATATAATCAAGGAACAGATGTCTGGAAAAACAGGTTTAATAATGGATACAAATTTTTTTACCAAAGATATAGACCACCTAAAGATCTTCCATATGAACCTGACTATCCAGATAGATCGACAATGTCCGGCGAATTTACAGAAAACGGCCCTTTGCCGTCTAATTTCTAATTAGCCCTATTTACTTTTCTACCTTATCAATAGTGACCTGTCTTGCAACCTGTTTTATTATTTTATTTATTTCTTCTGGTTCTCCCCCATTTGCTTCGATAACCAGCTTAAGATATTTATCGCTTTTTTTATTTGCAGAATCATTGTATCCATGGTTTTGTTTTGTCCATTCATTAATTTGTTTTGCATTTCTCACGGAAATTTGCTTTATTGCTTTTTTGATTCGATCTTTTTCATTATTTTCTTTTGACCACTCATCTTTGTCTTTTACATACAAGACTTCTCTCTTAAAATCACTACAATGAATTGGACGTTTATGCACATCCAATTCTTTAAGCCCTCGAACTAATATATTTGTCAAGCCTTCGACATACCCTAAACGTCCTGTTTCTTCCAAGTCAGATAATTTAAGTTTAATTGTATTTACAAAGTCTTGAATATTAAGCGCATCTTTACATTTTTCATTCAAGAAAATATTTAAATTGAAAGAATTGTTGTTATTATTTGTTGTATTTTGAATAATTGTATTTCTCTCTTTCGATATTTCGATGATTTGCTTTTGCAATTCTTGATTCTGTTTTAATGTCTCTAATAAAAGGCATTGTAAGTCGTTGTTATTCGATTCTTTAATTGGGTCTATCTTTTCGAGCTCTTCTACATAACTATTTTCTTGATATTCGCATTGCTTTTTATGCCTCCATAAAGTTGTTCTACTATTCAAATTTTTACCGCATTTACAGACAAAAAATTGCGGTGTCACCTTTGTTTCATTTTTTGTTTCATATGTTTCATTTTCACGTTTTTTGTGTTTATCGGTTGAAGTATGCCTTTTATAAAGTGATAGTTTGCTGCATTTATAGTCACACTTTTCACACCAAAAATCGGAGAACTTTTTTGAATCATCGGCACCACATTTTTGTTTCATTTGTTTCATATTAATGAAACAGAAAAAAGTTCCTAAACCCTTTTTCAAAAACTTATTTTCTCCGAAAAAAATTTATAATAACGTTTTTATAGTAAAGAAAAACGAAAAATGCTGCATTCTGGTCTAAAACGACTTTTTCAATATTTTCAATTTTAAAAAAGTCAAAAGTATTTTGGAAAGTGAAAAATGGACAAAAATAAATGTCCAAAAACGGAATTCTCAAAAAAGTCTTGAAAAACGCAAAATCGTTAGTGCCTTTTTTTCAGTTCCAGCAGAACCTTGCCCACCTTGAGGACCATATAAAGGCATTATGCAGCTATGTCCTACTCCTAAAAATGAAGTTCCACGTCGCGGAAATCTCGACATTATATATAACAAATATTAAATAAACTTATTTGTATTGTAATTATTTATAAAAATATTTGTAAATAATCAAGAATTTAATTGTAAAATTAAAGTTATGTCGCATACTGAAGTCCGCAATTTCCTCCAACAAATGTTAGCATATTGATGCGATCTTCGAAAAGATAAAGATCAAAATTATAATCATAAATACGCCAAGACGGCTTATTGATTCCAATCACGTTGCCCGTAACAGGGTCACAAATCGTCATCGTTTGAGCAAGAGGGTCTAGAGGGGGATTAATTGTCACGAGTTCAAATTCGATTGTATTAAAACGACTCATATTGATAGCACCTGAAGGCTGAATTTCAAAAGGAGAAGAATTGAAACAATAATTATAAACATAAAGCCCCGGAGGAGCAGTTCCATCGGTTCTGACATATTTTTCAATATAATTATAAACTCCGGCTGGCTGCGTATTTTCGCGGTATTGACCATCAAATAAAATTGCCAAACTAATTAATATTGGCTTTTGATTCTCAGGACTATAATCTCCCGTTATAAACCAGCCGGTCATGCGAGTATCCGGATTAACACCAGGACCTAATAAATTTACAATTTGACTTTCTGAAGTTTCGGACATTTGTCTCACCGGATAAGTTCCGGTGGTAGGTGCTTGAACCAAGTCACTCGGCAAATAATTATATGGCCAGTTACTATAGTTACTCCATTCATTCCTTAAGTTTGCGTCGCTTCTTCGCAAGAAAAACATATGACTCGAAACCATTCCAATAGAGTCTAATTGAATTTTTGTAGAACCTGATAAATTATAATATGGTCTTTCATAGACTTGCTTGAATAGATATTTTTGCTCATTCAAGGCAAATAACTTTGCTTCATCATTTGAAAGAAAACAATATGTACAATTTAAATGAATATCAGCATTCCATATCCCTCTGGTGTCAGTATACGATAAAGGCCCTAATGTTACATCTGGCGGAGGTTGCAAAAATCTGTACATTTGCATATAGTATAAATTAAAGTTTGGGGCAACATAAGGATAGTTATTTAATTGGTCGAAAACGTCTCGAATTTGAAAGAGTTCGTTAATTGGGCGAAATGTAATTGTAATGTGAAGTTCATTATATTGAAGCGCCACTAAAGGAAACGCCATTTGGCTTCGCAAATTAAACCAAGCGTTTAAAGGAATATATAAAGTTTTTCCTCGAATAGATGGTTCTGGACCAACTGGATTATCAGTATAAAATGCATTAGGATACGCATTCGCTCGACTTCCAGAATTTGCAGGATTATTTAAATCTGGTGTATTTCCCGACATTTGATCAAAAAGAAAACGTTTTGTTCCGTTGAAATCTCTTTGAACCTGTGCTAGCATGTAAGCACCTGAAAATTCTTGCAATGTTTGATTTCCGCAAGTAATAGAAACTTTGCTTATCATCTGCGCCCCTAAATTTTCGATCCATTTGAATTCATAGGGTGCCCACTTTGTATTTGTTGTAGTATTTTGAGGAGGTAAAATAGGTGACCATATAGTAGGTATGTCAAGTGAAACATAACAATCCATTAACAGATCAGCATATCGAGGAATTTTAAATGTAAAACTAGATTCTTCAGTCAAGCGCAATGTTTTTGCTCCTTCAAAATCAACGCGAAATTTTTGTAATCCAAAATTGGTATATTTGGAATATTTAGCCTTAAAAAAAGTTTTTGAAGGATTGCCATTTAAAATAATATTTTGTTGACCTTGTGATACTAAATTTAATAAGCCTCCGGCCATTATCTATATTATGATACTATTTTAAATGTGTTTAACCTTATATTTTTGCAATACTTTTTAAAGTATTTTTTTAATCATATATAGTAGTATGTCTTCCGTAATAAATTCTACCATTAATTATTTAATGTCCTTGAAAGAGGAGTTTATATCAAATATGGTTTTTTTAATTATTATTATATTGGTGATAATAATATTATGTTATTTTTTTTATGTGAAAAATTTGGAAGTGAAGGAGTGTTCGGAAATGAACTCTTTATATAGCAAATTAAACGGAAATTTAAGGTCGATCAGTTCGACAGATCCACAATTTGGTAATAATTTAAAAGACTATTACATTAAAACTGCATATAATGCGTGTAGTGGTGGCGCATACAAAAATGACTATGTAGATATTTGCAATTTGAAGAGTATTATTAGTCAGGGTGTAAGAGGTTTGGATTTTGAGATATATTCTTTAAATAATGAACCGGTTGTTGCCACTTCTACAGACGATAATTATTCTGTTAAAGAAACATACAACTACGTAAAATTTTCGGATGTAATGTATACGATTCAAAACTATGCATTTTCAAATAGTACTGCGCCAAATCCTAACGATCCAATAATACTACACTTAAGATTTAAAAGTTCAAATCAAAAAATGTATGATAATCTTGCGCTACTTCTAGAATCTTATGATTCAATATTGTTAGAAAAAGAGTATAGTTATCAAAATCATATGAAGAATTTAGGAGATACGCCATTATTAACGTTGCTAGGAAATATAATTATTATAGTAGATAGTTCTACTAGCGATTTTTTAGAAAATAAAACTTTTTTAGAGTACGTTAATATGACTAGCAACTCAATTTTTAT